TTCTAATTTTGGTTCTGGTTCTGGTTCTACTATATTTTTTATAGGTGAATTATTATTTAATTCTGCTTTAGCGCCCTCAACGGCTTCCTTAGCATCTTCTTTTGCTAATTCTTCTGGTGTCCCATCTTCTTTTAACATTTCAGTTATATCTTCTATCATTCTCTGCTCCTCTGGTGTTTCTATTGGTGCTAATGGTGGCATATCACCATCAATAACCGTATTCTCTGCACTTTTATTAATAGTTTCATCGATTGCTTCCTGTTTATCTTTATTTTCATTTGCTTCGTCCTCTGCATTTTCGAGTAATATGTCATATGGTTTGCGTAATCTTAAATTATATTCTCCTTTATACATTTCTATGTTTTTCTCAATTTCAATTTTGGAAGTAGAATTATCACCCATTAATTTATCATTTACAAATTTTTTCATTTTTAAATCACCATCGAAATTAGTTTCTGCAATTGTAGATTTTTTAATTTCTTTTATTAATTGTTTTTTTATTGGTTTAGATTCATCTATTTCTTGTATCATTCCTTTTGGTGGTTTTGTTATATTCGGTAATATTTCACTAACAATAGCCTCCCGTTGTGATGGTTCTAAATCTAAAAATTTTTCAACTAATTCATTACGTTTTTTGGTATCACGTTTTGAAACACTTTTTAATTTTTCCGTAATATATTTTTGTTCTGTTGGTGTTAAATTTGTAAATTCGTCCGAAAATTTTAATTTCTCTGCTGGTGTTAATTTTGACATAAATATGTCCTTAAGTTGCTTAATTTCTTTATTTGTGGATGCATCTTTTTCTATTTTTATTTCTTGTAATTTCAATAAATATTTTAATGGTTCATTTTTATATTCTTCTGCTTCTTTTAATAAGTCTGTTTCCCTTGTCTGAAATGCTATTTCGTCTGCTATTTTTTGATTTATTTCCTGTATATCCTTTTGTGGTGCTTTTGAATTTGTTAATAATTGTTTTTGATATAATAATCCATTTAATTTATTAGTGCTACCGATTTTTACGGCTTCCTTAAATGATTTATTACTAACCTTATTCTGTAAGGTGCTTATTTGTCTTCTACGTTTATTGGATGAATTATAAACAGCTTTTTTTTGTTTTATTTCATTTTCTTCTTGTTTTTCAGCAATATATTTAAGTTTTTCAACCTTTTTAAGTGTTTCAATTGGTCTTTTTCTATAGGCTGATTTTTCAGAAGATTTATTTAATAAATATACATATTTATCCATTGTAAGAAATTTTTACTAATATTATTATTAACAAATATATTTTTAATCAAAGAAAATTTTTTTTACATTATTTATTTTCATTATAATAATGATTAGGGTTATTACTATCAAATCCTTTCCCCTTGGCTAAAATATTTAATTTTGCCGCTAAATCTGTAGTTGCTTTAAATATACGTTGTGATGTTGGTGATAAATCTCGTTGTAATCCTGTAGTATCTTGTTCAACAAATTTTATAGATTCTGGATTTTCTCGCTCTAATGGTGGATTTGCTAATATTAGTGATTTAATATATCTTTGACAGTTATTTCTCATAGGGTCATAGGTAAAATAATCTGAACCCATAAAATTCTGTGCATTATCTAAAAATTGCTTAAATGTTGTATTAAAATTAAATGGTGTATTTAACTCCATTTTTTCGGCTGATTGGCTAATATTAGGATATTCGTGTATATTTATTACTTCATTTTTTTCTAATAATATTGGAACATTATTATCAAGCGTTACAACCATCATTAAATGAAACATATCATCATATCCATATCTATTCTTAATTTTATTAAATTGTCCTAATGAAATTGCATTAACTAAAAAATTAACTGGCTTTGCTAATTTTTCTCTATATATACAAATATCAACAATTTTATTATCACCATATTTATTAATAATATCTCTTTCTGCTGGTGGATAATTATCTCCTCTTCCAGTAAATACACCAGTTACACGTTCTCCTACACCTTGAACTAAATTTTTAGTTTTTTGATAGGCTTTTTTTAAAAAATCGGCTAAACCGCCTCCTTCTGCATCTTCTAAAATTTTTAATTGTTTTTTTGCTTTTTCAAATGTCATCCCCCTATTTGAATACGTTTTTCCATTATCAATATTTTGAACAACATATTTGTTTTGAGTTGTTTTTATTATTTGGTAAGGCATTGAATTATATTTTTGTAAAAAAAAATCTATAAAAAATATTACTTAATTATAAGATAGAAAATAAATAAATAAAATGATTTCATTTAAAAATGGTGTTAGGCTTGCTGAGGTCGAAAAAAGCGGAAAAGATAAGAAAAAACCAACTATTATATATGTAAAAGATGATGAAGGTCAGAAACCCGAACACACTAATAAAAATAAAGATGATTTATTACCGAAATCATTTTATACATCAATTAAAGGGGCATCATCGCACGGGATTATACTTTTAAAAAAGGCAATTAGAGATAATAATCCAAATTTGGTTAATAGATATGATAAATTATTTACGGCTTATAATATGGCTATGGATATTATTGGTGATTTAGACAAAAAATATTTTTCAATACCTAAAGAAGATGGGAAATTAGTTCCGATACCTATGGAAGGTAGTAGTCGAATTGCTGTTTTTGGTCCTTCTGGTGTTGGAAAATCTACCTGGATAGCTTCATTTATGAAAAAATACATCGAATATTATCCTAAAAATGATATATATATATTCAGTCCTAAAATTGAAGACCCTGCATTTAAAAATATAAAAAATTTAAATTATGTTAAATTGGATGAATCTATTATAGAATTTCCTTTCGATGTATCAGAATTTAAAGATAGTATTTGCTGTTTTGATGATATTGAAAGTATAACCGATAAACGAATTAACGAAGCTGTTAGAATATTTAGAAATCAATGCTATGAAATTGGGCGTTCTCCAAGTAATATAACAACAATAGCAGTCCATCACGTTATTTTAGCAAGTGAAAAAACAAAAATTATATTAAATGAAAGTGATGAAGTTGTTTTATTTCCTAAATCAAATTTTTCGCAAATTGAAAGCCTCTGCCGACGATATTATGGAATGACAAAAGATCAATTAAATTATATTAAGGATATTCCATCCCGTTGGGTTGTTGTTAAAAGAAGTTTCCCGACATCAATTATATCTAATAATGCTGTTAAAATTCTTTAAGATGTTAATTTTAATATTAAATCCTTTTCGGTTCTATTATTTCGTAGCGTTATAAATGTTAATATTGATACTAAATAATCTGCGTCATTTGACTGATTTAACATTAATTTTTTATATTGTTCTATTGTTAAATATCGAAATCTTGCCCTAATTGATGAATGTTTTCCGCAAGTGTTTATACCATCTTTTAATCGTTGGAATCTATATGGGTTAAAAATTACTCGATAACCTTCATTTTTTGCCTGATTATAAAATCTCATTAATAAATTTTCTTTTGTTAATGGGTCGCTACTATATTTTAATTCCATATCTGGGCTAAATCCATAAGGATCGAAATGTTCAATTGTATTTGTTTCTGGATGGTATAAAATACAAATCCAATGCCCATTAGTAGATGATTTAACGGGAAATAACACAATACAAGCATTATGTTCTCCTATTACTTCTCTTATATGAGTGAAATTTAATAATTCTTTATAAAGGTGAATCGGGCAATTCCCGTTTGTAGTTAATTCTACATCTTGCCCAGTTAAGTCATTAACATAAATTTCTTTGATTACTTTATCCATTTTATTTTATTACTATATAATAATAAATTAAAAATAAATTTTTAAAAATGAGTTTATCAATTTATAACAGTAGTACAATCGCATTAAATAATGGTGATATATTTGAGGGGCAAGTATATGACAATATTTTAGATTTTGCTGAGATTAATATATCTATTAATTGTGATGTTGGTTATACTATCACATATATATATAGCCAAGATAAAATTAATATTAATTATGTTGATAGTGAAATTATTCCCGCATCTGCTACAACAACATTTATCAAAAAATCAGTTTATGATAGATATTTTAAATTAAAAATTGAGGCTACTGATGGGGATATGACTAATTTTAATCTACAAACAATATATAAAACTAATATATCATTTGACGAAAACAATGCAATTGGGAATAATGTTAATATTGTCGCTCAGTCTGCTGGATTGGGATTAGATACAACTTTACAAACAATTAATGCGGGACAAAAAACGATTGGAGATTTGAAAATTTGGAATAATGCAAGTGTTTTAATAAATGGTGTTAGCTCTGTAGCCGCTGCAAAAGGTATATACGGTTCTAATTTTGTATCTGT